CAATGAGAGAAGATTATATGAGATGGTCTGATAGGTGTGCTAAACCTGATTCATACGAGGGCTATTCTGATGTTAAAAAGGAAATGGAAAGAGATTACTGTGAGGGACTTGAAGTTACCGAAGGTAATCGTTACTGGAAAATTATTTCAGACAAACGTGGTTCAAGATCAGTTTGTGGTTTTATCGCTAAAGCGGGAGACAAAAAATTTCGTGAAGGTGATATGTTGAAAGCCGCCGGATGGTCAGCACCAGCAAGAAACTTTGCAAGAGGTAATGTTTTTGATGGAGTTGGAGAAGTCCGTTGGACTGGGATAGGATAATATGGTATTAAGATTAACAGATATACGATTATGGGTTTCATTATCTATAGTGTATTCTTATATTTCATTTTTTGATTTATGGAATGCATATATTATGAGACTCTTATAAAATGTGAAAAACCTAAGCGTTCCGAGTTGGTGGCAGGCTAGGTCAGAGGTAGGGTTGAGGTTCGTTGACCAAGGCTCTAGGGTAACATCCCCTTCAATGACTCTGTAGTAAGAACGTTATGTATGAATGTTGCGGTCAGGTGGAAAAACCCGATGATTGCACACGCTAGAATGGCGATGACGATTCGTGAGAAGTTCGCAGGCCCAAGATTCTAGGTGGCGAAGTACAAGGACAAACATATGGTTTTTTCACATCTCACTTTATTATAGAGAAATATTATGGCGAAGAAAAAAACAGTAATTGAAAGAAAACCACTTAAGATTAAAAAAACACGTAAACTCTCAGAAGAACATAAAGAGAAGTTGCGACAACGCCTTGCAGAAATGCGAGCAAAGAAAAAACCAGCCGAATATAAGAACGTAGCAAAATCAGTTCTTAATTTACCTGATGATGACAAATATTCTTTTAAAAATATTAAAGAGTGGATTAAGGAAAATAAACTCCAAGTTAATGCACTTAATTCTCAAGCACGAGGTCGTAACCTTGCACCACAAGCGAAACAACATGCAGCAAATCTAGCCGATTCTAAAAAAGCATATATTCGTTACATGGAACATTACTTGAGAACCGGAGATTGGATCGGAATGTTTTCTGGTGCAAATGAAGAACATAAGGTAGTTCCTACTTGTGTAGCAATGGCTTATCACCCCGATGGAACTCCTAAACGTTCAGCAGGTGTATTTTATCCAGATATTAATATGGTATGGAAGCAAGATATGATTGAAGCTGATTATGTACCTGTGGATCCTACAATAGCAATTACAGATAAACAATTTACAGCAAACTTATGATTTGTTCTTATTGTTACGATACACAAATATATCCAAAGCATGATGTTGGACATTGGTGGAATAATCCAGAAGATTCAGTCTATGTATGTTCAGATGAATGTTATGCTCAACTAGAAATACTTGTCAAAGAAGGTACATGGTTGTATCATAAACCAGAAGCTATCTTTGGTAAGAAGAAACATAAACCTAGTCCGAATTTTGAAGGGCCACAATCTTTAACTGATAAGCAATTTACAGGTGATTTAGGGAAGTTTTTGAAGTGACTTGACATTTGAAAAAATTGTAGTATAATATACTTAATAAGTATTAATATAACATCATAGAGCACGATCTAAAGTTCGCCGTGGTTGTGCTTTGTGATGTTTTTTTATAATAGGAAAAATTTATGGTTAAAGCAGTAAACGTAGAAGATAAAACTAAAGTTACCGAAGTAGGCGATATGTCTGATGTAACAATAGAGAATCCGGAAGATAATGTAGAATTTAAGATAGACTTTGATGAAAAGATTCACGATTTAGCTCCTGTATCCAAAAAGGCAATAGGCGGTACTGAACTTATGCGTAACTGGCTTTATGAAGAAGTAGAAAAGCGTGAATCAGGTTTACTAGATAATTTTCAAGTTATTAGTACAAGAGTTAGAGAACTAGAAGATAAAAAAAGAATTCTTTGGATACATGATTTAGCATCTGACCCAGAAGTACAACATTTAAAGGATAAAGATAGTTTAGCAAGATTTGAAAGACTAGTATTTGTTAGTCATTGGCAGCAATATCAGTTTAAGGCTTATTTAGGAATTCCTTATGATAAAGGTGTTGTGATACAAAATGCTATTACCCCAATTCCTGCTCATGAAAAACCTAAAGGTGATAAAATTAATGTGTGTTATTTTTCTACACCTCATAGAGGACTTGAAGTATTATTAAACGCTTGGGATTTTATGAGAAATACACTCAAAGAAGGTTTAAATGCTGAATTAAATATCTATTCAAGTTTTAAGATATATGACAGACCTCACATGGATGAACAATTCAGGCACATATATAAACGTGCTAGAGAAACAGAGGGTGTTAATTATCATGGTACGGTTGATAATGATTCAATTCGTGAAATGTTACCTAATATGCATATTATGGCTTATCCTAGTATTTACGAAGAGACAAGTTGTATTACATTGATTGAAGCGTGTAGTGCAGGTTGTTTAGCTGTAGTACCTAATCTTGGTGCATTACCTGAAACTGGCGCAAACTTTCCATGGATGTATGGTTATGAAGAGGACCCAGCAAAACACGCACAAGTACATGGACATATTTTAGGTCGTTCTATAGAACATTATTGGGATGATGATATACAGAATCTATTAAAAATTCAAAAAAGTTATTTTGATATGTTTTATAATTGGGCACTAAGATCGGGCCAATGGCAGCAGTTCCTTCATGCAATTAAAGATCCCATGGAAGTTCAGCAAATAATTGATGAAAATAAAAAGAAAGATGGCACTACTAGTTGACTTTTCTCAAATCTTTATTGGTACTTATATGACATCATCGAAATATGGTGATGCGAGTATGAAAGCATTGAGGCCACACGTATTAAATACCTTAAGATTATACAGAAATAAATTTACAAAAGAATATGGTGAATTGATATTATGTTGTGATTCACCTAAATCATGGCGAAAAGATATTTTCCCGAATTATAAGGCGTCAAGAAGAAAAGCGAAAGCTACAGGTTCTGACATTGATTGGCAGGATTTATATGACAGTCTTAATTTATTGAAGTCTGAATTAACGGAATGGTTTCCATATAAGGTCTTACAGGTTGAAGGAGCAGAGGCAGATGATATTATTGCTGTTCTAACAAGATCAGCACATGAGAGAACTTTAATATTATCAAGTGATAAAGACTTTATACAGTTACAAGGATTTAATGTTAGGCAATATTCTCCTATACAGAAGAAATTTGTAGAAGGTGATCCTAAATGGTCTTTACATGAGAAGATTATAAAGGGTGATGTTAGTGATGGTGTTCCTAACATTTTGTCTGATGATAACGTTTTTGTAGATGAAGGTAGACGACAAAGACCTATAACAAAGAAGAAAATTGAAGCATGGATAGACCTTGATCCAGAGATGTTCTGCGATAATGAAATGTTACGTAATCTAAATAGAAACAAACAGTTAGTTGATTTGGGAGAAGTACCTGAGTCAATTTGTATAAATATAACTAAACAATTTAATAAAACACAAGTTGGAGACAGAAAGAGATTACTCACATATTTTGTGGAACATAGATTAAAGAACCTAACAGAAAACATATCGGAGTTTTAATTTATGGCACTTAGTATACCAATAATATTTGAGGATATCGCAAAAGCAAAATCTGTTACAGAACGTAAGAAGATTTTGTTGGAACATGAATCCAACCCATTAAAGGAATTGTTAAAATATGCATTTCATCCCGACATCAAATTCTTGCTTCCAGAGGGGGCACCGCCATTCGAAACGGTAGGTTCTCCAGACGAGCACAATCCCACGTACCTTTATAATAATATTAGGAAGCTCTACCTCTTTGTTGAAGGTGGACATGACGGATTGAAACCCTTGCGTAGAGAGCAATTATTTGTACAACTTTTGGAGGAATTACATCCAAAGGAGGCCCAAGTGGTTCTCCAAGTCAAAGACAAAAAGTTGAAATATCGAGGATTAACTTATAAATTAGTAAAAGACACTTTTCCGGATTTAATACCGTAATGAAAAACTTTAAAAATCTCGAAGAGAGAATAGTAAAATTTAGGCGATTATCCAGCGAAGGAGACGAGGTTACGCGAGAAGCGGAACTTAGAAATATGGTCTCTGAAGGTGGTGAGCCACGTTCCATAACTGTCAGATTGGCGAACCCTGTAAATGTAATGTGTACATTCGATTTCGATATGGGCACACAAACATTTAAAGGTACAGAAGGAGCTTATACTTACATATCCGATTTCGATTGGAGAGAGTATTTGAGACTTAATGATTTTGGTCATGGAGACACCTATATTAAAAGCCCAAAGAGATGGCGTTCATAACTGTGATTGGAACGAAAACCCGAATACAAGAGGAATATGAAGAAACTGTTTTTTGTTTTTTTCATTATGTTCTTATCCTTTGGAAACTTAGGAGACATTGAGAGCTCGATAACAAGCAATGAACATGTACAACAAATACCAAATTTCGCAACAGCAGCAACAATCGTACCGAATGATATTGCTGAACCAGAAAAACGATTCTATTGGGGCGGTGAGATTATGCCAATGTTAGAATTGTCTAATGCGGATAATCAAAAACAAATAATGTGTATGGCTAAAAATATATTCTTTGAGGCTGCGACTGAAAGTACAGCAGGACAACTCGCAGTTACTCAAGTAGTATTAAATAGAGTAAAATCTAAATATTATCCAAACACGGTATGTGGTGTAATACAGGAGGCCAGAAGACATGCAAATGGTCTTCCTAAAAGAGATCAATGCCAATTTAGTTGGTATTGTGATGGTAAAGGAGATGAACCTAGAGAAGGTAGGCTATGGACTCAAGCACAAGAGTTAGCCAAACACATCTTTTTATACAAAGATAAATATGTCGATATTACAGATGGCGCGACACATTATCACGCAAAATATATCGATGATCCCAGATGGGCCAGGGCAGACAGAAGGACTGCTACAATAGATCAACATCATTTTTTTAGATTATAAATATTTTGAAAAAGGGTCGTCACTATCACGCTGGCGACCCAATTTGCTTATGACTGAATTATACTTTTTAGATACAGATACAAGAAATTGTTCTTATGCTCATTGTGATGAACATGTGATAGAAATGATTCCTAAATATACCCAATATTTGGCAACAGCCCATTTCATCCATAACAAAGATAGTAAAATTGTAGAAGCAGCAGGAGACTTTGTTTTATCTTTAACAAATTCTGATGTTGTTAAATGGGTTAGTGAAAATAGATCAAACTATCAATGGACCCACGATTTATGGTTTTGGTTACAGAAAGAATTTTGGTTTCGTTATGATGATATGCATGATACATGGAATAATTTATATAATAAACTAAGCCATAAACCTGACAATATTAAAGAAGGTGAACTTACTTGTCCACCATTAACTGTCGCTTCTGGTTTTCAAGTAGAGGGATTAGAAGATGAATTTCAGAATGTTATTGAGGGTTATAGAAATTATTATATAAAATGGACTAAAGAAAAAAATGCTAAGTGGGGCGGTATAGTAGAAAACATGAGACAACCTCCAAACTGGATTGTAGAATATGCCAACGTATGATTATAAATGTGAAGAGTGTGAAAACACTTTCGAAGAGAGTTTAAAGATTGTAGATAGAGATGCACCTACTGAACAACCATGTGTACATTGTGGTGGTAAAGTAATACAACAAATAGGTGTTCCTTTATTTGCTTATGATAATATTAAGACTCGACATTCACATAAACCAAAAGAAGTTAGTCAACTTAAGGATAGATTATCACATATAAAATCTAAACATCCTCGCGGTAATTTATGAAAAACTTTATACATCTTGCTGAAAGACCTGAGTTGTCTTTTGGTATGAGAACTGAAAATGTAAAAGGAAAAAGGAACTATGTCACACCTAGCGGTAAACTATATCCAAGCATCACAACAATTCTCGGTGAGTTCTCTAAAAAGTCAATACAGGAGTGGAGAAAGCGGGTTGGAGAAACCGAAGCGAATAAAATCTCAGGAAAAGCCTCGCGTAGAGGAACCAGCTTACATAATCTCTGTGAAGAGTATATCAAAAACAACGAAGGATTTTTACAGGGAGAATTACCGTACATTGCGGAACTATTCCACTCCATTGAACCGATCCTTGAAAGAATAGATAATATACACGGAGTTGAGTTAGCATTATATTCAGATCATTTTGGTGTGGCAGGTAGAACGGACTTGATTGCAGAGTTTGATGGTGTTTTATCTGTGATAGATTACAAGACTAGTAACAGAACAAAGAAGAAAGAGTGGTGTGAAAGTTATTTTGCTCAAGGAGCATTCTATGGAGTAGCATATGAAGAATTAACAAAGATTCCCGTTTCACAAGTGGTTATAATCATTGCCGTTGATAATGAACAACCACAGTTATTTGTAGAGAAAAGGGATGATTGGGTTCATAAAGTTTGGGAAGCTAAAAAATTATATGAAGCTGCCTAATGACATAGAATATAATTATACCAATTTTAAAATATTGAGTGAACTTCAAGCTAAAGAATTCAATGAATTATATAATACTCAAGATATAGAAATCCAGCTGGTATGTTTTGATAGTTTTAACTTTATGGCTAATATCAACCCTCAATTTGGAAAATCTATACTTACGGCTAAGCATTGGCCAAAACATGGAAAAAATGAAGAATGGTCATTTTATTATGATGAATATATTGATCGTGATGGAGATTTATATGATAGATATCACGCAAACATGTCCATCATGAAAATAAATTTCAGAGAATATTTACACAAATATTATAATCCGGAATATGTAATAGATAGGGATCTTACGATAATTAAAACAATAAGAGACTTACTTGATTTTCGAAATATAACATATGATATCAGAAAACCAATAAAAAATGAAATACGAAGAAAAAAACACATACAGTCAAATGGGTGTGATTGGTTTGATACGGGATTACATGATGATTTAATAAGGTCTCATCCTCATGCTTATGTATTAGAGGATATATAATGAACTAAATAGTATTGAAGCTGTTGAAGTTTCTGAATAGCAGTTAAGACATCGGTGCGATTCCGATCAACTCCACCAAGGGATTATATGGATAAGGTAATAACATGGTTTTTTACTCTGACATTATTAGGTATGGGTATAGCGTGGGTTTATCTTAATTATAGTATGTAATTCGTTGATGGGGTTGTAATAGAATTCGATTGGTTGTGATGTCAGAGAAAGAGGTTTCAATTAAACGTAATCGCAAATAATAATGATTACACACCCGCATATGCATACGCACTCGCTGCGTAAGCTATAGCCGAGTTGTGACCGTCACTTGGGAACAGAAGCACGGTCAGCTATTAATTTAAAAAAGGAAATATGTCAGATTACAGAGGCGGTTATAAAAATAAAGCTGCTAGATTTACACAAGTTGGATTTGATCGAAAAAAATATGAAAAGGTTTTGAGAGAAGGTGAATTAATAGAACGAAAGGCTGGTATTGATGGTGGTGCACCTCACCCTATCAATCCAAATTATGCCGGTCGTGATACAAACTTAGGTGGTGAGGACTTTGCTTTTTTTTATCCTGAACCAATGGATATGGGTAGAGTAAGAGTCACATATGTAAACAATGATTGGGTTTTCGAATGGGAAGACAGGAGATATTAAAATGGCAACACAAGGACAAGTAATGAAGGCTACAGATGTACAGTCATCGGCTATTGAAACAAGAAAAAGACGAGCACAATGGGCAAGATTTAGTTTATCTTGGGCTGTTATTGGTACGTTTATATTTTTAATTTGGTTATTATTCTTTACAGAGTTAAAAGCAGAATCTAAAGACCTAATTAATATACTGGTTGGTGCATATGTAGCAGTGTTAGCGAAAAGCACAGACTATTGGTTTAAAGATAAGGATGATCCTGAACATAAGGAATCGGAAGCATTAAATACTAAAACTACATAATGGGTACACGATTAAACAATTCTATATTGTTTTCTGAAAATATTGAAAAATTAGTACAAAGTACTAAGATGACTTATATTGATGCAGTTTTGCATTATTGTGAAGAAAATAAATTAGAGCCCGAATCTGCGGGTAAAATGATTAATGGAAAACTATTACAGAATATTCAAGAAGAAGCTGAGGATTTACACTTGATAACTTCTTCTGCAAAACTTCCAATATGAAAGGAGGTGCTTGACAAATGAAATAAATATGTTATAATATAGTTATATGATGATTAAGTGAAATACATCGCAATACAATTAATACAACGCAATACGAAATATACGAAAGGAAAAATATGTCGTTCGCAGATATGAAGAAAAAACGTGGAGATAAACTCCAATCCCTCCTAAAAGAAACAGCAAAACTCAATGCACCCTCACAGGGTCAAGGTGATGATGATCGCTTCTGGCGTCCAGAATTGGACAAGTCAGGCAACGGAATGGCCGTTGTTCGATTTCTACCTGCTCCAGATGGAGAAGACCTTCCGTGGGCACGTACTTGGAATCACGGATTTCAGGGTCCCGGTGGATGGTATATTGAAAACTCTTTGACAACTCTCGGTCAGAAAGATCCAGTAAGTGAGTATAATTCAACTCTCTGGAATTCTGGTATTGAGGCGAACAAAGAGATCGCACGTAAACAGAAACGTAGGTTAACTTACATTTCGAATGTTTATGTACTCAAAGACCCAGCCAATCCCCAGAACGAAGGTACTATTCGTTTGTATAAGTTTGGTAAGAAGATTTGGGACAAACTTAATGATAAGATGAATCCCGAATTTGAAGATGAAACTCCAGTTAATCCATTTGATTTATGGGAAGGCGCGAACTTTAAGATCAAGATTCGCAAAGTTGATGGTTTTTCAAATTATGATAAGAGTGAATTTGAGAACCCTTCTCTTCTAGATGAAGATGAGGCTAAGATGGAAGAAATCTGGAAAGGTGAACATTCTTTAGCAGAGTTTACTGATCCAAAGAACTTCAAGACTTATGCTGAGTTGAAAGAGAAAATGGATCGTGTTCTTGGTTTAACATCAAACCCAGAAGTTCATAATGTAACTAAGAGTACTCCTCCTTTTGATGGTGGACAACCCTTCAAACCCAAAGAAGAAATTGCACCTGAAATAGCATCAGCAGCAACGGCAGAGACCGAAGATGATATGAGTTATTTCAAGCAACTTGCTGAAGAGTAATTTAACTTGTTGGTAATGTATTTGTAGATTGTGGTCTAAGTGAGGCTCTCGGTAGAGAAATCGATGGGCCTCCAACGGCCGAATTTTGGACATTATTTATTATAGTTGCGTTTCCTGCTGCTGCAGTATTATT